GGATTCCATCACTGGAATCCATATATTATTGTTTTGAGACCTATTAAAGTTCACTTTTATAGGCGCCGTTTTATGTAGTCTGCGCTTGCTAGCCACTTATTATTAATTTAATTATGTAATAACGTCGCATATAAAGCACCGCAGCTATTAATTTAATTGCCCTTATAATAGCTATTACTCTTAATTGTCTTAAAATAATATTGTCGATATAGTTCCTTGCTATATCGAGGTTATTTTACTCATTAAGGAAAATCCCCTTTTTATTTATATTTATTTTATATTACTCCAAAATATAATCTTATACATATATAAAATTCGAACCCCCACATTCGTGTGGGTATACTGGAGGTTTCACCGAACCTCCAACCGGAGCTCATTGAGCTCCACCACCCATCTTACTTTTAATAAATTTAATAACATTCGAATTAATACTTAACGTATTTATTATCTTATTGCATTTTATTTAATTATTAGGATTTGAGGATACCGGCTACCCTTCGGGGCTCTAGAACACACCGCTAGAGAATTTCAATAGTAGGAAGCAAGAATAAGCATTTATGTCGTTCTTCGTTTCGGTCACATTGGAGTCAGGAAATAATATGCCTCTTACGGCGCACTACGGTTCGTAAGACTGACGCTTGGAAACAAGTTACCTCTATTATTTTCAACGAGCAATTCTTTTGGTCAGGGATTGGCTCGTAGCCAGAGGTCACAGATCCGTACTTTAATTAATTAGAATTTAAGTTAATATATATAACATGTATTTTACTAGATATTTAATTTTGCTAATTGCGAGATAAAAAGTTGTGTAACTTTTCAAAATACACAAACAAACAACACAATGAATTCAAATACAACCGAAGGAAATAAAGAAGTGTATGACCAAAACAAAATAAATAAATTAAATAAATCATCCAAATTGCAATCATGCAAGAAAACTTTTATAAAATTCATAAATAAATTTAAGAGAACCAACGATAAATCACAAATTATCGAAGATCATCCCCTGTATAAAATTGTATTAAAAAATGAAGAATTGCTTGAAAAAGAATTCGAAGAAAAAAATATAAAAAAACAAAATCAAGTGTACAACTGGTATGATGAACCAGTTAGTCCATTCACTCAAAGATGTTTAATGCATTTTGAGCGAGAAAAAGCAAAACAACGAGACTTCGATAGGCAAGAAGCTCGCAAAATAAAAAGACAATGGATCAATCAAATGGATGTGCGTGCAGATTTTGATAATGAAAGTATGTATCTCCAATCTGGAGAAATTAATATTCAACCAGATCTCCGTTCGCAAATTAAAAAATATCTTAAAACAGACATTAGAGATTATGAATGGTCTATTAAGTTAGTTGAAGATTTAACTGTACTGTGTTATACTTGTAATGAATCTATCAATAACGGTAATGTTAATAAAACCAAATTAACCTTTGCCATTGTTAATTTTATCAAATTGAGAACCAATACTAGTATGATTAATAGTATATTTGAATCCAAACTACTATCTTACGGACAAGAATTATTTAAGGAATTATTGGAAACAAAATCCCATGATGAGATTATTCTGCAATCTGCAGAAGAAAATATCAATATGTTGCGATCTTTCCTTGATAAATATTCCACCATTAAAGACTCTGTTTTCTATAAGAAGGTTTATAAACTATGTCTATACGCTATGAGTTTATCTTTATTTGATAAACTCGGTTTGACATTTGATAATCTTGGATATACAACATTTGAAGCTGAAGTTTTGCGGAGAAAATATCATTTGGGAATTGATTTTGTTCATACTATAATCGATTCTATGATATTTTTCTGTGAACGTGGTTTTCAAATTTTGAAGACAGGTAATATGGAATATTTATTTCATAATGGAAACTCATATGTTGATTATATGAATGAAGCTAATACTCTTAAACGTCAAGCTACGTTATTGAGTAATCCAGAAGCACATGGTTTTACTGAAAGTTCTTTTAGAGCTAATCTCGATGATATGATCGAGAAAGGTGATAATATTTTATCACATTCTACTAAGTTAAGTGATACTGACAAACGGTTTTTACGATCTATTGTTAGTGATCTCAAGTTTATAAATTGTGATTTATGTACTAAAAGAGCTGCTCGAGAGCATCGTAAAGCACCATTTTCTGTACTTATATTTGGTGAATCAGGTATTGGTAAAAGTACTATTAAAGATATTATTTTTAATCAATATGCCAAAGTTAAAAATTTGGATAATGATCCATCTTTTTTATATACACGTAATGCAGCTGCTAATTTCTGGGATGGTTTCTGTACATCACAATGGGGTCTAATTTTAGATGATATTGGTGCAATACATCCAAATAAAGCACCTAATGGTGATGATTCTATGATGGAATTAATACAGATTGTCAATAGTGTTCCTTTTGTACCAGATCAAGCGGATCTATCGAATAAAGGAAGAACTCCTATGAAATGTAAACTAGTTATAGGCACAACAAATGTCAAAAATCTTAATGCTCATTATTATTTTAGTCATCCATCTCTGTTCAACGTAGATTTCCATTTATTATTATTCCTGTTGTCCGCGATGAATTTGCAAATACTGATGGAACTTTAAATTCGTCTAAAACAGTCAATATTGATGGACAATATCCAGATTATTGGTTATGGACTATACAAAAAGTTCTTACACGTAAAACAACTGATCCTCAAAAGATTGCAGAAATTGAAACCATACATGAAAATGTTGGTATTATTGAAATGCTTAAATGGTATAATCAAGCTATCATCGATTTTGATGAAAATCAAAATAAAGTTGAAGAATCGGTTAATGCTATTAAAAGTATTCAAGTATGTCAAACATGCTATTTACCTATAGGTAACTGTGATTGTGAAATACAATCAACAGATATTTTCACTGGTATTATTTCTGATGTGTGTGAATTCTTTTGGTCACTCATTTTACGAACAGCATTGTATTTCGTTAAAATGTATGGTTATAATATGATTTCACATTGTACATGGCATATTTATATGCGCTCATATTTATGGGCACATTTAAGTTATACACGCCGTAAACAATATTTGAAATTAAGAATGAAATCCATTGGAGATACTATTCAAAATAATATTGGTTATCCGATTTTCTTAGCATCATTTGTAGGGATATTACTTATAATGTCTCGAATTGTTAAATATTATCGGAAATTAAATACGCAGAGTGGTATTTCTAGTAAGATTGGAGTTATTCCTACAGCAACTGAAAATGAGCGAGAAAATGTTTGGGTTAATAATAATTTTGTATTATCAACATTTGACTTGACTCGTCAAACTTTATCATCAAAAGGTATGGATAGAGACACTTTTATTGGCAATATACGTAATAATTGTGTTCATTTCAATTTCCATACACGCGTTGGCAAAGTTATTCCCAGTAAAGCTGTATGTTTAAAAGGTCAAAAATATTTGACTAATAATCATAATATACCTATTTTAACTGAAGCTAAAGATCTAACTGTCATCACTAGTAATCGATCTGATGGGGTTACAGAAAATTTAACTTTTAAAATTTCAGAATCTATGATAATTAGAGATCTTAAGAATGATATTCTTATCATTACTTTACCAAATCTTCCTCCTAAGAAAGATATTACAAAATATTTTGCAAATGAGGATATTGATATTAAAACTGATGGTTTTTATTTATCAAGACAATATGATGGTGAAATTCTCCAAAATAATATTAAAGTGATTCAAAAGAATAATGATATTAAAGTGCCATTAGAAGATTTTTCTTCTAGTATGTGGACTGGTAAAGCGGTATCATCTACCGTATTAGGTGATTGTGGATCTATTCTTATTGGTGAAACCGTTAAAGGATATGTTATTATGGGAATTCATATGCTAGGTAATGAAAATACTTTGAATGTAGCTTCTATTAATATCAATAGTAAAATGCTTTCTGATATTGTTACTGAGGATATATATACAATCCAAAGTGGTACACCAGAATTATCTTCAATTAGTGCTAAGCGTGAAATTGGTGAATTACACCATAAATCTGTTTTTAGATATATTTCTGATGGTACAGCTTGTGTATATGGATCGTTCAAAGGATTTAGACCCACACACAAATCTTGTGTTGAGTTGAGTCCTATGGCTCATTTTTTATCAAAACATGATTATACTATTAAACATGGAGCACCAATTATGAAAGGTTATGAACCTTGGCGAATTGCTGCTCTTGATATGGTTAATCCTGTTACAAAATTTGATCCTAGTATTGTTGAGCATGTACAGAATTGTTTTATCCAAGATATTATTAATTCAGGGGTGGATTTAACTGAACTTAAAGTTTATGATAACTTTACAGCTATAAATGGGGCACCTGGTGTTGCGTATGTTGATAAAATTAATCGTAATACAAGTGCAGGTAATCCATGGAAGACTGGCAAGAGGCAATTTATGAATAGTATAGCACCTATTCATGGTTGTAATGATCCAGTTGATGTTGATGATGAAATCATGGATAGAGTTGATGATATTATATCTAAATATCATAGAGGAGAAAGAGCTATGCCCAATTTTTGTGCGCATCTTAAAGATGAACCTGTATCATTTAAAAAGATTAAAGCTAAGAAAACACGTGTTTTCACAGGCGCACCTTTTGATTGGACTATAGTTGTTCGTAAATATCTACTATCAGCAGTAAGATTAATTCAACGTAATAAATTGATTTTTGAATCTGCACCAGGCACAGTAGCACAATCTAGTGAATGGACTCATTTATACGATTATATTACGAAATTTGGTAAAGATCGCATTATAGCTGGAGATTATAAAGCTTTTGATAAACGAATGTCAGCATTACTTATCAAAGCAGCTTTTAAAATTCTCCATACCATGTGTGAAAAATCAGGTAATTATACTGGAAAAGATTTAATGGTTATTAAAGGTATTGCACAAGATACAGCATTTTCACTCGTTGATTTCAATGGAGATCTTGTTTTATTCTATGGTACAAATCCATCAGGACATCCTCTAACTGTTATTATCAATGGTTTTGTCAATTGTTTGTATATGAGATATTCTTATTATATTTTGAATCCAAACAAAACAGCAGAAGATTTTAAATCTAATGTTGCACTTATGACATATGGTGATGATAATATTATGTCAGTTAATAAGAATATTGATTGGTTCACACATACTAATGTGGCCAAGGTATTTGCTGATTTAGATATCACTTATACTATGGCTGATAAAGATGCAATTAGTGTTCCTCTTATTCATATTTCTCAGGCATCATTTCTTAAACGAACTTGGGTATATAATGAAGAAGTGGGATATTATTTTGCACCATTAGAACATGATTCAATTGAAAAGATGTTGATGATTTGGTGTAAATCTAAAACAATATCTGAAAAGGAACAATGTATTGCTGTTATTACTTCAGCAGTGCATGAATATTTTTTCTATGGAAAAATAACGTTCGATGAAAAAGTACAATTATTGAAAGATTTAGTTAAAGATTTGGAATTAGAAGATTGGTTACATGCTGGTGTTTTTCCCACATGGAATTTTCTGATTGGAAAATTCTTAGAATCATCTGAATATTTCAATAAAAGAGTTTAGATAATTAACTCCGTGTCTTTAAATATTTCACACGTTAAATAGAAATATATCAGGGTTCTCCCTGTCTGGATTGATAATCCAGAAAATTTAATTAGGGTTAATTTACCTAATTATCTTATAAATAAATTCCTAACTATAAAAAGGCGGGTCGTCCGAGTAAACGAACCAAGGCGCGTGTGATGCCCAATCACACCGAGAAGAAGGATGGAATTCCTTCAAACACAGATTATGAACCCAAATATGAATATATTGATTTATGTGATATTATGGAAGAATATCGATATAAAGAACCCTGGTATTGTAATTTACAATCTGGTGAAGTAGATGTAGTTACATCTGGTATCACAAATGCCACTGGCTCAACACGCCAAGAAGTCCTAGATTTTAAAGATGATGAGTCTGGAACATTAGTCGATATACCAGCCACGGTGGATTATGTTATGTCTTCACAAGCTACTGATGCAGAATTAAAAGATTTTTTAAATCGACCTGTTCTAATCCATACTAAGACCTGGACTGAAGCTACATCATTAGATCCTCTCACTGATAATTTTAGACCATGGACATTATTTTTTGATCAAGTTGCGATTCAAAAGAAAATTGATAATTTTTATTTGATTCAATGTAATTTACATATTAAAATTATGATTAATGCTTCTCCATTTTATTATGGTTGTGCAATGGTTGCTTATGAACCATTGCCAGTATTTAATCCAAGTAGTGTTATTATAGGTTCTAACAATAACTATAACGTTGGATATTCTCAGAGGCCTAATGTCAAACTATATCCTCAATCTAGTGAAGGTGGTGAGATCGTGTGTCCTTTCTTGTATCATAAGGAATGGCTCGATATCACATCTAGACAAGATTTAAACAATATGGGTTATATGACAATGACCTCATTTACTGATCTATTGAACGCTAATAGTATTGCTGGACAAGATTGTACCATACAAATTTATGCATGGGCAGAAGATGTGCGATTATCAGGTCCAACGCTTAAATTATCATTACAATCTGCTGAAAAAGATGAATATCACCATGAGGGTACCATTTCTAAACCAGCTTCAGCAATAGCTAGATCTACAGGTTTATTATCTAATATACCTGTTATAGGACCTTTTATGACTGCCACCTCTCTTGCTGCAGATGCTGTAGCAGGTATTGCCGCACTATTTGGTTATACAAATGTTCCAGTCATTGATGATGTACATGCATTTAAGAACTCACCATTACCTCATCTGGCAACATGTGATATAGGTATACCATATGAAAAATTGACTGTAGATTCAAAAAATGAATTATCTATTGATTCTAAAATTTGTGGTGCAGCTTTAACTGATGAATTAAATTTATCTTCTTTTCTAAAGAGAGAATCATGGTTTTATACTGGTACGTGGGCTAGTACTGATATAGCTGGTGATCTTTTATTTAATTTCTTAGTTTCTCCACAACTTAAAAAGAAGGAAAACACATCAGGTGGTACTGTATTATATCAAACGCCTTTAGGCTATACTGCAGAATGTTTTCGACATTGGCGGGGTGATATTAAAGTACATTTACGTGTTATAAGTTCACAATATCATAGAGGAAGATTTAAAATATCCTGGGATCCGATATATGATATTGGTTCAGCTCCATCTACAACAACAGAGAATTATTCCACTATTGTAGATATAACTGAAACCTCAGATATTACAATTAATATACCTTATATTCAGCCTACAGCCTATCTTGAGACCACTATGCCTGTTGGTGATTTAGGTGCACAAGGTACTGCATTAGCTAATAATCCTAATTTTTCCAATGGATTAGTTACAGTTAGTGTTGTTACCAATCAAACATCACCAATTGCGTCTGCAGATATTAAAATTTTATGTTTTATATCTGGTGGAGACAATTTTGAATTTGCCAATCCTAGAGAGATTGATACTTTGCATTCAGCTTATGCTATTCAATCCAAAGAAATTAATTTTAATCCTAGTGATACTACAACTCATGAAATGGGTAGTGTACCTTCAGTTACTGATGATCGAATTAATTTGGTTTATATGGGTGAACATATCACTTCATTAAGGCAATTATTTAGACGAGCTGCTATTCATTCATATATGCCATTTGATTATACTCATTCAGCTTCAGATGTTACTGCAATTACAGCTAATATTATTGCCAGAAGACCTAGATATCCTGGTTATGATCCTGATGGACCTGAAGCAGCTATTGGATTAGTATCCGGCTTATCAGAATCATATAATTGGGTTAATTGGACTTATATGACATGGTTCGAACGTTGTTTTGTGGGCGCGCGAGGTTCTATAAATTGGGTAATAAATGCACATTCAAATATTGAACTTGATAGTGTGTATGCTGCAAGATCGGATGACACTGGTCTTTTGGGAACAGGTACATACTATACTAATGCTGCTGTTACTGCTAGTTTAAGTAAAGAGGCTCAATTGATGACAAACTATTATAGGGAAGCTGGTCAAGAAGGTGTTTCAGCTACAAATCAAAAATCTATGACTACATTACATGTGGTTGCTCCATATTATTGTAGATATAAATTTGGGACTAATGGTCCAGCTGATCGCACCTTAGGATTTAAAGATGATGATTCTGATCATCAAAAATTAATACTTGGTGCTGTATTACATCCATCTGCTAATGAAGTTAAGTCGGGTGGTTTTGATTTATATGTATCAGCTGGTGTAGATTATAATCTTATTTTCTTTTTGAATGTACCATCATACTACACATTTACTGCATCACCAGTAGCAGTTTAATTATAAATTAAGTATATATATATGTCCCTCATGACAATAAACTGTGACCAGTAGATGGTTAAATCTACAAGAGAGTGGAAGCTCTATAATCTTCTACAGAATTTACGAGCAATGTAAATTCCCATGATTAATACAAAATTGTGGCCCGACGTCTAGTCAAACTGTATAAGTACTCTTTAGGGAGTGTCCAACTTGGATTTTTATGTAATATACAGTTTAGGCTGTGTGTGAAAATTTTTACCAAGACGGACATTGTTACTTTTCATGTTTGTTAGACTTAATTGTTCAACAAAAA